TGATTGCTTACCTATCAAGATAGGCGTCAACATTCATTGTGGCGGTTTGGACAGAATGTTTCACGCTCTTAATGCAACTCCTGTTGTGATTGAGAGTGATGTAACGAACATGGATGCAGGTTTATCAGGTGATGCCATGCGCTTCAGTTTCCGATCTTGGTGTAGGGCCTTTAAAATGGATGAAACAAATTTGAGCAAATTTAATGAGAACCGTTTATGTGGTAAGAAAAGATTTATCGTAGCCGGTGCTGTTTACGAACAGCTTGAGGAGGGATATAACAATTCTGGCCACTTTCTAACTGGTGAGATTAATTCTATGGAATTATTATTCTTTAATTTTGTTCTACATTTCGGAGGTAAAGCGCCCACGCGTCTAGCTGACGTATTGCAATACGCTAAGAGTAGCGTTTTAAATATTTATGGCGATGATAACTTGTCAGGACATCATCGGGATATAAGTGTGCAAGAAGTAGTTGATACTGCTCGTTTTGTTGGTTTGCTATGCGGACCTGACAAGGTGAAAATTTATAGGAGAAAGAAAGATAGTTTTGACCCCAGTTTTTTAAACGGTGCGTCATTTCTTGGGCAAGAAGGCTTTTGGGTTAATTCCCATTATGTATTTAAACCCAGCCGGCCTGAAAAGGTGTTGGTTAATTTTCTGTTTCCTACGGATAGAACTTTGTTAGATGGTGATGGTGAACGTAACTGCGTTGCATCGATTTTGGGGAACTTTTGTTATGATGACGAATGCCCAGTATTGATCAACGGAAAAGAACGAGCAATTTTTGATGAGATCTTTGCAGCTTTTTCGCGACGACATCCAGAGGTTTTATTACCTACTCGTCGAGCATTTAAGGCGGCTCGCTCAGGTGAGGAATCATGCGGAGATTTCACGCCTGCTCAATTTAAACAACATATCCGTAAGTTTCAAGCACCTTTAATTCTTACTCTGAACAGGAGTAAAGCTTCTAGTATTGATTATGATTCAAGCGTTGAAAGACGACCACGATCAGTTGCATTTAGCCCTCTCACAGGGGCAAAGCGCGATGCCAAGTACGGTGGTGGACACCGCGGTGGACCTAGCCAGTTACTTACTTACAGTCCCTTGGGGGATAGTAAGAAAGTTGACGGGCGGAAAACCGTTGAGCGAGATGGACCAGGAAAAGTTATGGACGGAGTTACCTCCGGACGTGGACCGACACCTGTTCCTTCAACGCTTTCGGACCAAGCCATCAGGAAAAGTGAAGTCAGGCGTGAAGCAAGGAAAAGAAGGCGCAAGCAACGAAAGATTAGACAGGCAGCGAACAGCGCCTGTAAAATCAATGCAAACGATGCCAAAGAAGAAACAAAAGCAAAAGCAAAAGACGACAATGAAAAAGCCCAAACCAAAACCCAAGCAACTATTTCCTTCGGGAGTAGTTAAGCAAGGGCGGTCTGGTGCCTCAGGTGCTCGCCCAGCATTAACACGCATTAATCCTACACGATCCTACGCAGCAACTACCAAATCTGGTACGTTTGTTTCGTGGGGTAATGGCAGGAGACCAGGATGCGTAAGAGTTCGCATGCGCTTTAGACTAGCACAGGTAATCCTTAATCCGAGTACCGGTATAGCCCCCTATGGCGCATCTGTTAGCTTTGAAGTTCATGCTAATGGTGCAACTGCTCCTTCTTTTACTATTCCTTTGCAAATAAATAATAGTTATTATTTTCCGACTTATTTGACCGATCTTACCCGTCTATTTTCGTTTTACTACATGAATTCAGCTTCATTACATTATGAGCCTCGACAGCCCACTGATGCCGTAGTTAGCTACGTCGCAGCGACTGTTCAGGATCCAGAATGGTTTGAATCCCATGGACTCCTATTCGGTAGTGGTGAAGCGGTTCCCACGGAGACAGCTCTTGTCTCTAGGGAAACTGCTTGCACTAATATCGTGTGGGCTCCGTGTGATTGGAACTTTGAAATTGATTCTAAAGTGAAATATTTTGTGGCAGGTACTAGTCGTAACTCTGCAATCAACTACAATACAGAAAACCCAGCTACTATTCGTCAGAGTGTTGCGGGAACTGCAGCAATTGCTAGCATTTTCCAAAACACAAACACGAATAAGTCAATTTTGGGTGATGTGTATGCGTGGCTAGATTTAGAGTTATGTGAATTTTCCTTGGCGAACACTTCTAACATTTCGCTCTCCGTTGCGAAAGCAATTGAGATGCGTTGTAAGGATGACGTAAAGGAACGATTTTCGGATCAAACTAGAAGATTCTTTTAACTATTATTTTCGCCGTAATCAGCGGCGTTAAACTTGATTCATCCTTGGATGGAGATGTAAAACTCGTCCAGCTAACTCAAGCGTGTAGATAACTGTAAATCTCGAGATCGGAAGAGCGTCGTG